ACGTTGCAGCTAACCGAGTTGTCTCTCGGCGACAAAGACTCACGAGCCAAGCGAGCCGAGGGCGCCGAGAAGGCCGAGGCCGGTGCAGGGCAGCAAGACGCGGCCATGGATCTACTAGCGCATACCGATCCAGTCACCGGGACGACCTTGTATGAAGTCGAACGCAAGTAACCTGCCTTCGGCCTCCGGCCGCATCCCGGCCGGCTCTCGGGCTTGGCGCCGCATGGCTCAACCCATGCCCCCGGCCGAGGACGCCGAGCTAACCGACGAAGGCCTAGACGACTACGATGACAACTATCGGGAGCCGGAGCCTGTCGTAATCAAGCGCACCGCCAGCAACCCACGAGTCGACGAGCGGCCTAGCGAACCGAGCAAGCTGTCGCTGGCCATCAAGAACATGACACGCGGTCAGAAGGTGATCGCGTTCATCGAGGAATTCTGTCGAGTTCCGGAAGGGCAGCACGTCGGCAAACGAATCGTGCTCGAAGAGTTCCAGAAAAAGTTTATCCTCGACATATACGACAACCCGTTCGGCGTGATCACGCACACGGCGATTCTGTCGATGGCACGAAAGAACGGCAAAACGGCATTGATCGGTTGCATCGCCGTAACACACATCTGCGGCCCGGAAGCGAAACAGAACTCACAGATCATCTCGGGTGCCATGTCACGCGAACAGGCTTCCATCGTTTACAACTATGCGTCGAAGATGATCAACCTCGACAAGCGCCTCAAGGCGGTCACCCGTCTCGTCCCCTCTCACAAACAAATCTTCGGCGTGGCGAAGAACGTCGAGTATCGCGCCATCTCGGCAGAAGCCACAACAGCCTACGGTTTATCGCCGGTTCTGGCGATCCTCGATGAGATGGGCCAGATCGTTGGTCCTGTATCGCCGTTTGTTGAGGCGATCACAACATCCCAAGGTGCTCACGAGAATCCGCTGCTGATCGTTATCAGCACTTCGGCCGCTTCCGATGCTGACATGCTATCGCTGTGGATCGACGACGCACTGCGCGGCGATGACAAGGCGATCATCGTTCACGAATACAAGGCTGACGCCAACTGCGACTTGATGGATGTCGAGCAGTGGCGCAAGGCCAACCCCGGCCTTGAAACCATTCGTTCGCTAAAAGACCTTGAGAAACAGTGCGCGAAAGCCACGCGGCTACCATCGCTTGAGAACTCCGTGCGCAACCTGCTGCTAAACCAACGGGTGGCCTTGACATCCAAGTGGTTAGCACCTACACCGTGGAAAAATTGCGGGGGTGCTCCAGACCTGGAAGTGTTCCAAGGCGACTACATCGTTTCCTGTGGCCTCGACCTTTCGTCACGACTCGACCTCACGGCGGCGGTCTTCTCGGCGACAGACGACACCGGCATCACGCACCAGCTGTGTTATGCGTTCACACCAAGCGATGGCATACGAGAACGAGCCGAAAGAGACCGAGCACCCTACGAGATGTGGGTAAATCAGGGGTTCTTAACCATGACGCCCGGCCGAACCGTAGACTACGACTGGGTGGCCGAGTTCCTCGCCATCGAGTGCAAGAACCTCGGCATCACCGTTAACGTCGTGGCCTTCGACCGATGGAAAATCGAACAGTTCAAGAAGTCGGCCGACCTTAAGTCGTTCGCACAGGAGGCTGAGTGGAAGGAGGTCGGCCAAGGCTACAAGGACTTCGATCCTCGCGTTACATGTTATGAGGTGCTTGTTTTGAACGGGAAACTGCTCCACGGATCGAATCCTGTGCTCAACATGGCTGCCGCACACGCGATCATCAACCAGGACCCGGCAGGCTCTCGTAAACTGGACAAGTCGAAGACGACGCAGAAGATCGACCCGATTGTTGCCGCTTGTATGTCAGCGTTCGAGGTGGCCGAGGGTGCCGACGCGGACCTCGACCTAGCGGGTATGATCGCGTAACCTTTACAACGGGCTAGATTCTGTCAGCCTATCCACCCCGCTACCTTAGGGTAGCCCGCATCACGTAAACGTCCCAGAAACGTTGTCAGGCCCCTTGTCGGGGCCTTTCTGCCGTGTATCTGCGTATATCCGCCAAGATTCTGGCGCTTTTCATGGGCACAACGGCCCAGAACGCGCCCTGCTGCCTATAGCAGATTCGAGGGGCTGGCAATCGAAAGTAACAGGGCCTATGCTTCGCAACAGTCGTACCATGACCTTACAAATGAGGTGACGCTCATGGCCACTTACAAGGTAAACGCAAAGGACATGCCGGTGCTGCTTCAGCGCTTCGGACTTCCTGCCGACGCTGCCGAGTTAGAGGTTGAGCTTGTGGCTAACGATAGCCTGCGGATCGTATCCGTATTCAGCCATCCTATCGGATACCACAAAGTGCCTCACGGCGTGGGCTGCGTACAGACCGGTACACGGACGACGATCACGCAACAACTCCCATTTGATCTGACGCTGTACCGTCATCTGCGGTGCCTCATTGAAGGTGTTCAATAATGTCAATCCCAAGCAAATTATCTAACGCGACGATTTCGCAAAAGGTAGGGCAGCGCATCACCAACCTGCTAGCCCCATACTTCCGCGACCTGCTCGGCATGCCAGACTTCGAACCTTGTATCGTATCCATCGATGTTGACCTGAATACGTCGGCGCATATGCGTATGCTTGTGAATTTTCATTGCCTGCCGGATGAAGTCATATTTAAGGCTCTGATGGCATACGTTGAGTCTAACCCGACCAAGCTGCTCGATGATGCGGGCGAGGTCATCGTTACCGCCGAGCTTAAGAACATATCCATTGGCTACAACCTAGTCTCCGGCTTCGGCTTTACCTTCGACTTCTTTGGCGCAGCCCGAACCGCGGTCGGTCGTGGCTTCGCTCGCGTTTTCAAGGACGTATGATGGAACGTATCTCTGACGTCCTCGAAAGCCACGGCGATTCCGTATATTTCTACTGTGCTGGCTGCAAGATGCTGCACGGCATTCGCGTTCGTGGCGCGCAGGAACCTTTGTGGGGCTGGAACGGTGATGTCGTTAAGCCTAGCTTTACCCCATCGATTCTGGTCACTGGTACGTTCATGCTTAACGAGGAAGAGTTCGCCAAGATCGAGGCCGGCGTAGAATTCGAGCGTCGCCCGCTTATCTGTCACTCCTTCGTTACGAACGGTATGGTCCAATACCTTTCGGATTGCACCCACGAGCTGGCCGGGCAAACCGTTACTATTTCCAACCTCGACGATGAGGCGTAACCAATGAGCACTACTTGTCATTATCCCGTCCGCATCGAGAAGGCCGACAAAGGCGACTACGACGCTCGGTTCATCATGTCGGCCGGTTCTCCGGATCGCGTCCGGGATACCATCGACCCGGCCGCTTATCCGGCAGCCACGAAAGGCCTGAACAAACTCATCGCCTTGTGGCAGCATGACCCCGACCGGCCTATCGGCTTTTGGGCTGACATGAAAGTGGCTAGCGATGAGTTGAGCGGCTATATCAAGCTGGCCGGGACAACGATGGGGACTTTCATCAAACAACTGATCACGGATGAGGTGCCACTCGGCGCCTCGATCAGCTTCCGGGGCGTTGGCACTATCAACGAACTAGGCGGTATCCACTATACCAAAATTGCGCTTCTGGAGTGCTCGATCGTGAGTGTACCTGCTCACCCTCGGGCGGTCCAGATTGCAAAGTCGTTTGGTATCGAACTTCCGTCCAATGAAGACGATACCTTCGCGCTGGGCATGTCCGCCCGTGAGTTTGACGTTCGTTCCAAATCACTCAACGCTATCAGCGCCGCCCGGCGCGCACTTAAAGGATAACACGAACATGGCTACCATTGCCGAACGTATTAAATTGAAACAGGCCGAAGTCAAGAAGCTGCAAGATGACCTGTTGGTCGCTTCCAAAGCTTTGGACGAGGCCGCCGATCCAGCCGGCGAAGAGGCCGCACTGGCCACCATGGAACAACTGACCGGTCAGCTCAACGCAGCCACCAAGGCGCTGTCCTCGCTGGAGAACGCCGAAAAGGCACTGATGCAGCGCGCTGTTGATCCGCAAGAAGGCGAAGACGGTAACGGTGATCCACAAGCACCTCCTGTCAGCAAGGCTCACGGTTCCCCAGCACAAGCGCCTGCTTTCAATCAAGGCGGCGGCAAAAAGTCTGCTAGCCCTCTCTGGCTGCGCATGGCTACTTGCGCGTTCCTCTCTCACGTAGAGAAGAAAGCCTACGACGAAGTTATGGGCGAACGATACAAAGGTCAGAAAGATCTGGAAACAGTGCGCCAAGTTCAGAAGTCGCAGGTTCTCCCAGCCAACACCTACACCGCCGGCTGGGCTGCTGAGCTGGTGCAGAACGATGTCCGCGGTTTCTTGCAATTGCTGGCCACCACCTCGATGGCTGCCGCTCTGGCGACTCGTTCTTTCCAACAATCGTTCGACGGCTTCGGCTCTGTCTCGATCCCGTTCCGTAAAGCTCGTGCTGCTGCGACCAACGACATGGGTGGCGCGTTCGTCGGTGAAGGCGGTGCTATCCCGCTGGGCCGCATCGACATCGGCTCCAACAAGATGGAACGCTACAAGCTGGGCGTTATCTCCACCTTTACCAAAGAGCTGCAAGAGCGCAGCACGCCAAGCATCGAGGCACTGTTGCGCGAGGCCATCCTCGAAGATACCTCGATTCGTCTCGACGGTGTTGTCTTCGGTAGCGGTGCTGCTGTCGCTGGCGTCCAACCAGCCGGCCTGTTCAACGGCGTGACCCCGATCACCGGCGCAACTGGTGGCGGCCCTGACGCGGTAATCGCTGACCTGAAGGCTTTGGCGCAAGCACTGGCCCCGGCTGGTAAAGTTGCATCGATCGTTGTGTTCATGAACGACCAAGACGCACTGAGCCTCGGCTTGATGCAAAACGCGCTCGGTGAAATCATGTTCACCACCGTCGATCAAGGTCGCGTGTTGAGCTTCAACATCGTCGTATCCGAAAACCAACCGAAAGGTACTATCAAAGGTCTGGTTGCTGCCAACATCGCTACCGCCTTCGATCTGCCGGAGTTCGACGTTAACGATGTTGCGACCATCGTCGAAGCCAACGCCGATGCCACTCCGCCTACCATGGCTAACGGCGGCGCCTCTGGCGCGGTCGGCACTGCCAACCAGGTTCCGCGCAATGGCGGTATCATGGTGGAAGGCACCACCGGCGCAGCAGCTGCGGGTTACACCGCTCGTTCGCTGTGGCAGACCTACAGCACCGGTATCCGTACCATCGTCCCTGCTTCGTGGGGCATGATCCGCGCCGGCTCGGCAGCTTCGGTCGACAACCTCAGCTGGTAATCGTCAACGCTGTGATCACAGGAGGGGCTTAGGCCTCTCCTGTTTTAGCATACGAAACTGGAGGTTACCAAAATGGCTTGGCTACTTTACAAGAAACCCGGTGTTGGTCGTCGCTTGAAATGGATCCCTATCGATGAGGCACAGGACGGCTTGGCCGACGACTCGTTGATTAAACGCTGGTATTGGTATGAGCAGAATATCACCCAGCCAGCGAATACTGTAGCACCTACGATCACCGGTAACCCGTGGGTCGGTTCGGTCCTCACGGCCAACGAAGGCACCTGGACTGGCGGTTCTCTGACCTATACCTATCAGTGGAAGGCTGACGGCGTTGACGTTGCAGGGGCCACCGGCAAAACTCGAACCTTGCAGGCTGCCCAAGCTGGTAAGGCGATGACCGTCGTGGTCACTGCGACTAACCTCGTGGGCAATGCTTCGCAGCAATCCGCAGCGACTGCCGCGGTAATCGCAGCGCCAACGAACACCGCGGTTCCAACCATCAGCGGAACCGCGCAGGTTGGCCAAACGCTTACCGCGGCTAACGGCACCTGGACTGGCTCGCCCGCTTTCACTCGCCAGTGGAAAGCAAACGGCACCAACATCTCCGGGGCTACTGCCACGACCTACATTCCTGTTGTTGGCGATGTTGGTAAAACGATCACCGTGACCGTGACTGGCACGAACGCTGCGGGTAACGCAAGCGCTACCTCGGCGGCAACCGCTGCTGTCATCGCGGCTTAAGGGGGCTACATGACTTTAGTCAAAGCTCGCTGCGTTATGGTGCCGCACACGGACGGCGGCAAGCGGCTTACCATGATGAATGTGGATGAGCTTAACGCACTGCTCAAGGATGGCAAGGCTGTTCAAAAGGGGCAGGCCTTGTGGGAAGTATTAGAGGACGGAGAAGTGTCGTCGCCTAAGCCTCAACAGCCAGCGAGCAAGCCAGCACAGGCGCAGGCTCCAGCTGTCGCCAAGCCGCCGCAAGGCAATCACTCCCACAAGCCTCATCCACATACAGCTGGTAAGAAGCAGGGGAGCAAAACCAAATGACTGACAAACTGCCCTTCTGGCGTCGTTTCGGCAGCGCCGCAAAAGTTGCAGACGGCGGCGCCGTCGAGAAGGCCGGCCCCGGCCAAGGCGAGGGCAGTAACCGTGGCCCTTTCTGGGGCATGGGGGAACTCGGTAGCTTGTTTCGCCTCGGCAGCAAGGAGGACGGATGGCAGCGTAACCTAAGGCTTCCGTGGAAACGAGTCGACCGCGTTCCAATCGTTTACGCTTGCGTGATGGCGCAATCTCGTGCAGTCTCGTCATGCTACGCCCAGCACCGTAAAGTTAACAGCGCTGGCAAGCACGAGATTATGACCAACACGGTCGTGGCTAAGCTTCTGCGTAATCCTAACGGATACGAGACGTGGCCGCAGTTCATTCTCAACGCTACCGCCGCGATGCTCTTTCAAGGCGAGAGCGGCGTTGTTATTCAGGTGACCGACCTTGGTGTTCCTGTAGCGCTACATCGCGTCAATAAAGACGACTGGCAGCCATACGTCGAGCAAGAATCGGGCGCAATCTTCTACGGCGTGAGCAAATCGGGTAACCCATGCATTCCCGGCGCGCTCGATTATGTGATCCCGGCCCGGCAGTTTATCCACTTCCGGCAGCACACGCCGCGTCACCCGCTTGTCGGTGAGTCGCCGGTAGCTGCTGCGATGCTTTCCATCGGTGTTAACGTTGCGCTCTCTGAGTCGCAGATGCAGTTCTTTCAACAGATGCGTCGGCCGTCTGGTATCCTCTCGACAGACCTCGTTCTGACGAAAGCGCAGATCACGCAACTGCGGGCTGCTTTCGACGATCAGGCTAAAGACCTCGACCAAGGCGGTATTCCGATCCTTGGTGGTGGTCTGAAGTTTTCGCAGATGGGTATTAGCTCGCAAGACAGCCAGGTGATCGAAGCGCAGCGCATGACGAACGAGGATGTTTGTCGGGTCTATGGCGTTCCGCCTCCTGTCGTTGCTGATCTGACCCACGCCACGCTTAACAACGCCGAGACGTTGATTAACCATTGGTTGGCCATCGGCCTTGGCTCTCTTCTGGAGAACCTAGAGCGGTCGCTCGATCGTGCCTTCGACCTGCCAGTCGGTGAGTACATCGAGCTGGATACGGCGGCCCTGCTCCGCACCGACTTTATGAATCGGGTGACGGCATATGTCAAAGGCATTCAGGGCGGTCTGTATACGCATAACGAGGCTCGCGAGGAAGAGGGATTACCTCCGGTTGAGCACGGCGATCAACCATACGTGCAACAACAAATGGTTCCGCTGTCCTACGCCGCGTCGAATAAGATACCACCAGCGGCAGCGCCTACGGCTACGCCGCCAGCCGCGAACGATGACGACAAGGATCCTGACGCCGACGATGATAGCGCGACGACAGACGACGATAAGAGCTTCCGACCGGAAGTAGCCAAGGCGCTGATATTCGAGCGCATCGCTAAAGGGAAGGCCCGAGCATGAACGAATTACAACTGGTCAAAGCGCTTGAGCCGTATATCGACGAGTTGCTCGCCGCGATCAAACGAATCGATGAAGTCGAAGCGCGTCAGCCCGTAAAGGGCGACCCGGGCGAGTCGCCTAGCGTCGAGGCCATCCTCGAACGGCTCAAGGCCGACCCTCGGTTCAAGGGCGAGCCGGGCGAAGCGCCTACAGCTGATGATATTGTTAACATCCTCAAAGCTGACGAAACGTTCGTTGCTGTGCTTACGCCAGAAGCTCCCGCGCCGCTGGCAGCGCCTAGCGTTGGCGAGATTGTTGCCGAACTCCTCGAAAAGCACCTCGACGTATTGAAAGGCACCGATGGAAAGGCTCCTACGATCGAAGAGGTTGCCGCCTCACTCATGGCGCAGTTCGGCGCTGAGTTGAAGGGCGAGCCGGGCGATACGCCGGACGTTGACCCGCAGCTCGTAGCGCAGGCGCTTGTCTGCAACGAAGAGTTCGTCGCTAAGCTGGACACGCTCAAAGGCAAGGACGCCGACCCTATTGACCCGGTCGAGGTCGCCAAATCGCTGCTCGACATTCCGGCGTTCGTTGAACTGGTCACGCCTGCGGAGCCGCTTAAGGGTGATCCAGGTGACGCCGCCGATCCTGCTGCCGTTGCTGCGGTTCTCAAGGCCGATACGGACTTCGTGGCCAGCTTGCAAGGTGATCCGGGTGAATCGCCTATCGTCGAGGATGTCGTTAAGGCCCTGATGGCTCTGCCTGAGTTCGTCGAGATGGCTACCCCTGCCGAGCCATTGAAAGGCGACCCGGGCGACGCTGCTGATCCCGCAGAAGTCGCAGCAGCCCTAAAGGCTGACGCCTTGTTCGTCGAAAGCCTCAAAGGCGAAAAAGGCGACACGCTCGATCCGCTTCCGGCCCTCATCCCGGAGAACGGCAAGGATGGCGCTGATGGTGCGGGGATCCTCGCCGAAGAGCACATCGAAGGTAAGGTCTACCGCGAAGGTCGCGTCGTTACGGCTTTCATCGGGCAATACTATCGCGCCAAATGCGATACAGCCGAGGCCCCCGGTGATTCTGATGACTGGGCGCGCATCGGCACCGCTGGTTTTCGCTGGCGCGGTCTGAAGCCTGAAGAGAAGTCATTAAAGCTCGGCGACCTCTTTATCGACGGTGGCTCATTGTTCGGTATGCTGACCGAGAAGGCCTCGATGATCGTCCAGCGGCCCAAGGCTGCGCCTGTTGTTAAGAGCATCGCGGCCAAGGACGGCAACCTGGTTCTTCGCCTCTCAGACGGTTCCGAGGTTGTCGGCGAGATGCCGGTTGCGAAAGGCTACACCTTGAGCACCGAGCAACTCGAAGAAAAGATCTTAGTGCTCGACGAGGCCCTTAAGGTCTCCGAAGGCAAGATAGCTAAACTGCTCGCCCGGCTGGAGCGAATCGAGAAACACCTCAGCGAGGATGTCGAATAATGGATATGTCAGTCATCCTGCCGATACTGCGCGTTCGTATCGGCCTAGCCGCCGACGATACCACGAAGGATACAGAATTGACCCTGTCCTTCAATACGGCTGTAGCGCTGGCCGAGAATTACTGTGATCGGAAGTTTGATTACAAAGCGGACGCTATTGAATACTTTACCTATGATTCCGACAAGACAATCTCGTTGGAACGATATCCGCTGCTTTCGATCACGTCTATCACGACCCACGACAGCCAGATCGTTACGCCGCCTATCCGCTTCGACAGAAAGGCCGGTATCGTCTATCTCTGTGGCTACGCCAACGATGAAGAGCTTACCGTGGAATACGCGGGCGGTTACCAGGTTCTCCCGGACGACCTGCTACAAGCCTTCCTGTTTATCTTCGACGGGGTCTGGAAAGATAACAGCGGATCGAGC